GATCTAATATAGCTGGAATACAGCTACTAATATTTTTTGCAGTTGCATCGCCGTTGATAAGTGCATCTGGTGTTTTAAATAATATTTCATCACTAGCTGTCATACTAAACACAGCTAGATTAGTGTACGTATTTTCAGCTAATACTTTTTCATTATACCATTTTCCGTTGCTAGGAATATTAAAATATAACTTGGGCTGTCTACGATATTTTTTTAGTGGACTTTCTGTTTTTTCCATGGGAGTTCCTATAAGGTAAATACTACTAGCTATATTTATTCTATAGTTAAGTAGGAGTTTAACGTTTTGGCAGAAGAAACAACAGCCGGCGGTGGTTTAAATACATTATTAGGTACTCTCGGCACCGGTGCAGGCGCAGCTGGAAAAGCTCTATCAGGTACTACTAAAGCTGCGCTCGGCCTAGGCGGCGCACTTCTTACTGGACAGCAACAACTAAGTGCATACAGTGGCGCTATTTCAGCTAACACTGGATTGTTTGGAAAAACTGTTGGCAAACTAGTTGATGGGTTGTCGCAGTTCGCCGAAGCTAGTCTTGCTGAATATCAACAACTTACCAGTGTAGGTGCTACATTTGGCAAAGAAATAAAAGATGTAAAAGTATCTGCTGCTGAACTTGGATTGAGTGTTGAAGAAATGACAGGATTCTTGAAAAAGAACTCTGAATCTTTAAGAGCTTTCGGTGGCACAACAGATATAGCTATATCTAGATTTAAAGCAGTATCAACTACAATACTTGATAGTGCAGAACTAGGCACTAAACTTCGACAGTTAGGATTTACAACAGCTGACATAAATGAAAATCTTGCCCTCTATGGCGAACTAAGTGATGCTAACAGTAGAACAGATAGAGCAAGTGTAGAACAACAAGCTGCTGCTGCTAAAAATCTAATGGTTGAACTAGACGGATTGTCAAAACTTACAGGCAAACAGCGTGACGCTCTTGCAGATGAAATGAAAGAACGTAGACGTCAAGGTGATGTTAATGCATTTTTGTCAAATAAAACTGCTGAAGAACAAACTGCATTTACCACCAAGTTGGTAGAACTGCAAAACACATTAGGTAAAGATGCTGCTGACGCATTTGTAGATGTTGCACTTAGAGGAGCTCCTACAACTGAAAGTACAAGAGCTGCATTGCTTGCTATGGGCAGCGGTGCCGATGACTTGTATGCTGCTGCCCAACAGTTTAACGCTGGCGATATACGTAGTTTCCAAGATAGTTTACAAGCAGCAACTGGTGCTGCAATGGATTACCAAGACACAGAACAGTTTAGACAAACTGCAATGCTAGGTGGTATGTCTAATATATCAAGTGCATTTGCAGACGCAAGTGCTGCTGGATACAACTACAAGAATGCAGTCGATAGTGTTAGCGACGGAACTATGACTGCTGAAGAGGCTAGAGAAACGCTCAACAATCAAATACTACAAGAGCAAGCTCGTCAGATGGAACAGACTACAGGTATATTTGACAAAACTATTGGCATACAAGAAGATTTACGCACACTAACAACAACAGTAATGGAAACTACTATTCCGCACATTGAGAATGTTGCAGTTGCCGCATTGAATAAAATATCAGAGGTGATGCCAAGCGCAGAAACAATTGCCAACGAACTTTCAGGCGGCATCAACAACTTATTTAATGCAGCCGAATTTCTTGATACAAATAGCGAAGTAATAAAACAAGGTCATGGAAGTATAGTAGCCCAACTGAGAGAACAGATGCAATCAGCAACTTCAGATGCTGAGGCTTTAGGAGCAACTACAACTGCAACTGGAGCAACTACTGATACAAATGTTAACGAAACTGCTACAACCACACAAGAGGCTTTAAGAGCAACTACAACTGCAACTGGAGCAACTACTGATACAAATGTTAACGAAACTGCTACAACCACACAAAATGACATTGCTGCTGCTCGTGCATCACTTGAATCTGCTCAAGCTGAATTATTAAGCGAGATACCATCAATTGCAGCGGGTGCAGTTGAAAGAGTTGCAGCAGCTGAAGCACACCTAAGTGATGTAATAATAAACTCAGTTGAAGGATTAGCAGATATACAAGCCGAAACATTAAGTAAAGTTGCAAGATATCAAGCTAATCCATCGAGGTATAGTGGAGGATTTGCAAACGGTGGCCGCATTGGTGCAGGTGAGTACGGTATGGTAGGCGAAGCTGGACCGGAATTTATATCAGGGCCAGCAAATGTTATGAGTGCAAACACTAGTATGGGCGTTATGCAAAATCTTATGAAAGGCATTAAAAGTCTTGATGCTAGTGTTCAGAACAATGGTACAAATGGACAAAATACGATAAGTAATAATAATGTTGCAGAACAAATGAGTAACTTAATGGCAAGTAAGTTTGATACAATGATACAACAGTTGCAAACACTTGTAACTATAGAATCATCTTCAGTGAGTGCGCAACAAAAAACATTTAGAGCTACAAAGAGTTTACAGGGCAATATGCTGAAAGGTACAATATGAGTTGGAAAAAACATTTTACTCCAGTTCCGACGAGTGACAATATAAACGGAGGGTACAGTCCCTTTAGTTTAAAAGGAAACAACGGAATAGGTCCAGCTGCGGCCAACTACTCATCTCACTTGCCAGATGTATATGTCGGCTCGCCAAATCGTATTGAACGTTATAATCAGTATAATACTATGGATAGTGATAGCGAAGTAAATGCTGCACTTGATATTCTAGCTGAATTTTGTACACAAAAAAACAACGACAACAAAACACACTTCCGTCTTGACTTTAAAGGCACCCCTACAAACAGCGAAGTACAAGTTATTGGGCAGTATCTACAGCAATGGTGTAAACTAAACAAGTTTGAAACACGTATGTTTAGAACTATACGCAATACATTTAAGTATGGCGATCAGTTTTTTATTAGAGATCCCGAAACACAGAAACTATTTCATGTTGATCCTAGTCAGATTACAAAAATCATTGTAAATGAATCAGAAGGCAAAAAACCAGAGCAGTATGTTGTAAAAAATCTAAACTTTGCATTTGGTGCATTGGAAGCAACACCGTTAAACACACAAAACAGTTATGGACCAGGCGGAACTAACGGATATCAGCAAGTTCAAAGAGGAACCGGCGTAGGTAATAATCATACACCAAGTGGAAACACTAGTAGATTTGCACAAGAACACGACGAAACATATATTGATGCACAACATGTTTTACATTTAAGTTTAAGTGAAGGGTTAGATCAAAACTATCCTTTCGGTAATAGTTTGCTTGAGAGTATTTTTAAAGTATACAAGCAGAAAGAGTTGCTTGAGGATGCGATTATTATCTATCGTGTCCAACGTGCGCCAGAGCGCAGAGTATTCTACGTTGATGTGGGCAACATGCCTTCACACCTTGCTATGCAGTTTGTGGAACGTGTTAAAACTGAAATACATCAAAGGCGTATCCCAAGTAAGACAGGTGGAGGTACAAATGTTATAGACAGTAGTTATAATCCACTGTCAATCAACGAAGACTACTTCTTCCCTCAAACAGCAGAAGGTAGAGGATCAAAAGTTGAAACACTACCAGGCGGCACTAACTTAGGCGAGATTGATGACCTTAGATACTTTACTAACAAACTGGTACGCGGCTTACGTATTCCAAGCAGCTACTTGCCTACCGGCGCCGATGACGGTGCATCGCAGTATAATGATGGCCGAGTAGGCACAGCATATATTCAAGAACTTCGCTTTAATAAATATTGCGAACGTTTGCAAGATATGATGGCTGAAGATTTTAATAGTGAGTTTAAACTATTTTTACAAAGTAAAGGTGCAAACATTGATTATGCAATGTTTGACTTACGATTAACACCGCCACAGAACTTTGCAGCATATAGACAAGCAGAACTAGACAACAATAGAATAAGCACATTTACAAGTATGGCAGCTGTTCCTTATATTTCAAATAGATTTGCACTTGAAAGATTCTTAGGATTAAGTGCAGAAGAAATAGCAGAGAACGAACGTTTATGGCGTGAAGAAAATGACGAAAACTTAACCGATCTTGTTACTGACGACATGGCAGGCGAAATGAGAGGTGCTGGATTAAGCGGCGCCGATCTTGCAGGCGACTTTGGCGGACTTGAAGACGAGTTAGGTGCAGATGAAGGCGGCATTGACGGCGGCACTGATACTGCACCCGAAACAAATACAGGAAACGAACTTGGCGGCGATGGCGCAGAACCAAATCCGGCACAAACGATATAAATACATTATGATACTTAGAGAACTATATTACTTTGACAGAGAAACAATGGAGCCTACTGAGGACGATACCTACAACGCTGAGGATGATATCAGCGTTGTTAAAATTGATGACAATAGGAAAAGTAGATTATCTCTAAAAGATATCAATCGTGC